TTGTAGCCCTGCATTGGGGTAATACATATCAATCATTGCTTCAGTATATGCATTTTTCATGTCTTTGGCAAATGCACCATGTTTTGTTGCGACAAAGAAAAACCCAGTCTCAGGATCCTTTCCACAAACAATCGCAGGCGCTCCATCCCACTTCACACTGATGCTTAGTTTATTCGGAGCGGTGCCCTCAAATAACTGCAAAAGCGCCTCAACAAACGCAATGGATTGTTGGGCGCCGGCATAACCTAGATTGATGATGTCATCTTCTAAGTGCTCTAAGTGTGTGTTTTTCTTACCTGTCTGAGTCGCCATGTTTCACCAGAATTAAAGACTCTAGTATTTATGATGTTTTACAGGTTAGATATTCGATTCCAACGAAGAACTCGCATATATTCTGCCTGTTTAATCTTCCACAGTTGTTTTACGCGACGGTTCTTGGCATTTTTAATCATGGTATTGAAGTTATTCAGAATCTTTTCGCTTTGTTCAATCATTTCCATAGTTTCGTAGGTGGGGGCAATTGTTATAGGATTGATAAAGTTTTTCAGATCCGGAGAGTCAACATCATGCTCATGATTTTCCAGATTACATATTTCCTGGAAGTTTTTGAAAAACCAAGCAGGGGAGGCAATCATGGCAACGAATACTGCCATCGTTACGGTCTTTGCAAGTACCATGACTGCCTCCCTGTCTAGTTGTTTAGCGACCGCCGAAAGGCTTACTGCCTGCGATACGGTAGGCAATTGCTACCATGGCGCGGTTAGGCGTGCCAACGCGATACTGCGTTGTTCCAGTGGAACTGGTGTTCGTGTAGACACATACGCCAGTGGAGCGAAGGTCGTTGATACGGGCGCGAAGGTTCTTAACACCGAACCGACTACGAGCCTGTGCTACCGTGATGGTACGACCAGTGGACAAATACGTGAGCAACTTTTCATTCTGTGTCATAATAAACTCCATTTTGCCACTGCATGTCAAAGATGTTAGGTCGTGGCGGTTAACGTTAACATCGTGATATATGGTACGGTTTTCATGTCGTTTGACAAAGAGATGACCGCAAACTCAGGGATTTTTTTAATTGAAGGTCTGATGTCCCCGACAAACCAATTCTATTACGCCTTAGGCACTGATGTCGCGCTAACAATCTTAGGCGTAGGAATATACCGAGCCGCTGCGACTGCAATGGCATCCTGATATACCGAGGCGACAATGACATCATCCTTGAGTGAGCGAAGATGCTCAACTGCCTGCTTCTTACTCATAGCAGTGGGCAAGTTAACCCAATGGGGGGCTGATGCACCAATTGTCTTGGCGAGAGCCTTGCCGAAACGCAACTTGTCGTTCGTGAACCGAATCTTGGTCCCCATGACCTTGCCATTGTCACGGGCGCCGCCCGTGGAAAAACATACGAACCGAATTTTATCTGTGTTCTTCATAATATATCTCCTTGATGAAAATAAAAGAAGTGTTACTTTTCACTTACCTATTAATACTACAACCTGTGCTGCCATTTGTCAAGTCCTATTTTTTACCACTTTCGTCATCGAAATTGAAGTATGATGAGGCATCATAATATCCTTCTCCGAAATTAGATAAGCGCTCAAGATATTCTTGTTCTTCAACATCATTCCAGGTTTTCTGATCTTCGTTTACCAATGAACTTTCAGGTGTCTGGGGTGTCTGATGGTTCATCCTGTTTTCTTTCATTTTTCTACCCTCGTTTAGGTTATACTTTAAATATAACACCCTACACATGAAAGGTCAAGGGCTAGCTAAGTCATTGATTTACAACGACTTACACAGGAACCGGACATTGAGCTGACGGCAACCACCGCCATACTTTACGCAATAACGATTTTTTCAGTCTATTCCAGTCCGTGCCCTTGAATGTGTCTTTATACAGTTTATAACTATCCAATTTTCGCTGTTTATCAATATATCGAATAATGGTGTTTGGATTGACATTTGGATAATATTGTTTGATTTCCATGGCAATATCATGCGCGTGTGCTTCTATTTCACACCATGTGCTCAAATACTCTATTTGTTTTAACTGTGGTTTAGACAATTTATCAGAATGATGAACTTTTATTGATCGTTCCGAATGTTCTGGGCGAAAGGCATATTGAATTTCATGAAGAAACTCATGCTGTGTCACCTGTGAAAACATGAAAATGAATTCAGCGTAATTTCTTTTTGTGAATCTAAATGTTCGTCTATTACTGGCAAAGTGCACAAAAATTCTAATGGCATTTTCATCTTTGTCTGTGTCAAAGTATCCAGAAAATGAATAGTATTGTAGTTTACTGCCCTTTTCAATTCGAAGTTTCGTGTCACGCTTCACCGCAAGTTTTGCTCCCAACGGGATCAAAATTTTATTTAATTTTCTACTAATTACACCATAAGACAGTTCTCGCCCAACGATTTTTTCGCTAGGAAAGTGGTGTTTCAATTCCTTGTGTAATTTACTAGCCAAATACATTGGAACCCCCATTGTTGTCAAACTGAGGTCAAGTCCAAATTCAAAGCTATTTATATGAAACCACTTTTATAATTTAAATCCTTCGAAATTTCGGTTAAAATTCTTTGAAGTGGTAAAATTTGGTTTAGTGGATGTTTTCGTGTCATCCTGAATAATGTTCTTTTGTGCTGAAGCATCAACATCAAACAGACGCATTTTATTCCTATCAACACCTATCACAAATCGTTTGTTTGATGCCAAGTCATTATATCTATTTTTCAGTTGTTTTACCATGAATTGTCCCAGTTTTTCTAAATCCTCTGTTGTGACGATTGCAAACATAAAGTCTGCTGTTGCAGGGAGACCGAATGACTCTGACGTATCTGTAATTTCCACATCAGAATTTGAAAATCCACTACGAGTTGTTTGTGTTGCTGACACAATAGGAACATTTGCCTCAACTGCTAATCCACGAAGTTCTTCTGCGATGCCTTTGATGTAAATGTAACTATTCACACTCCCAGACATTTTGAATCGGCTGCTCGCACAGATGTTCAAATAATCAATGAAGATGATATCAGGATGAAACTCTTTCTTCAAACTGAGTTCATTTAATAACGCACGAAAATGCCCAGCATGTGCTGATGCCGTAGGATATTCTTTGATGATTAATTTTCCCTCTGTCTTATTCTTAATTCGTGTAATCCTATCATCAAACATTTGCTTTGGGAGATTCTTCAAATCATCCATGGTCACGTTCATCAAGTTGGCATCAATACGTTCGGCAATACGTTCCTCTGCCATTTCCATTGTAATGTATAGAACATTCTTGCCTTGACTTAAACTCGCAGCCGCCATGTGACACATGAACAATGATTTGCCCACACCTGTGCCTGCCAAACAAATGTTCAATGTTTTTTTAGGCAATCCCCCTTTTGTGATTTTATTAAACATATCCAAATCAAAGGGCAATCGTTCTTCTTCCCTGTGATAGAAATCAAATCTGCCGTCGGAATCATTAAGATAATCATGCCCCACGGAGTTATCAAAACTGATACCCAGAGCATCTTTTAGAATTTCAGGAATAGCTTCAGATGTGAATTTCTTATCCTTGCCATCAATAATCTGAATGGATTGAACAATAGCGTTGTATACTGCCTTGTCCTTACAGAACTTTTCAGTTTCATTCAGTAACCAGTCTTTGTTTGTTTCAGTAGGAACAAACGTTTGAATGTCTGTGTTCATCTTCTCAAACTCATCTTCCGTTAGCGTCTTGTCATTTTGAAAAACAATTGACAATGCACTTATCGTCGGAGGAGCGTTATACTCCTCAACAAATGTATGAACATGTTGAAATATTTTCTTCTCGGACCAATCTATGAAATACTCCGCCTTAAGAAAGGGGATAACCTTTCGTAGATATGTGTCATCATGTAGTAAATTGCTCAGTATCAATGTCTCTAGTTTCATTTACATCCTCATCAAATGTAATTTTCTCATAACTGTACGACAAAATGCTAATACTTTCGTCCGAAGTGTATCACGTTCAGGCGGCGCCTCAATTGACGGAGCGACATTATTCTTATCAATTTGTACATACTTTTCAATGATAGCTTGAAGAATAACTCCTATTTCCACCTCAATTTTTTTTATATCGCGCTTTAAATTAACCCATCGGGGAACAAACAACACATTATAATTAAAATTAAGCTTTCCATTTCCATCTTCATCTTCACCGGCAAATTCAATGTTCCCATAATTGAAGTGCAATCCCATATATGGTCCATCAGAAATTTCCACATAATGATCTCGGGGGTCTCCGGCAATTTCCGCTTCCGGGTATTTTCCTTTTTTAGGGTGTACAACAAAGTCAGGCATTCTCGTATTCCTCACTAATGAAATCGTCTGTAAATTCAGTTATCAACGAACTGTTTGAGATGGCATACCGCGTTTTAATCCATTCTTGGAATGTTGCATCTTTCATAATGGGCAACCAGAACTCCTTTGTATCTGTATCATTTACTCGGTATTTCTTTTCTTCTCCCTTCTTTTGATACCAGCCATTCGCAGGCTTCACAACATGTCCCGATTCAAGCGCAACATCCAACAACCCAGACCATGTGCTGATACCTCCCTCAAACGACACTTCAACAGGAATCTTACTTTTCTCACGAACAAAGCGAGACTTCTC